ATAGGCGCCGCCGCCGTTGGGGCCGCCGCTGCTGCGGGAACCGCAATGTATAAGCTGGGATCAAACTTTGATGCAGCGTACGACACCATCCGCATAGGAACCGGAGCCACTGGGGCAGACCTGGAGGCGCTGAAAGACAATATGCAGGCGGTATATCAAACCGTACCGGCTGAAATGACAGATACCGCCCAGGCGATTGCAGACTATAACACCAGGTTAGGCGTAACCGGTAGCACACTAGAAACGCTTTCAACACAGGCCCTGCAAGTTTCGGACATGCTGGGGGACGATTTGAGCGGAGTTATAGAAAATTCGTCAAAAGCGTTTCAGCAATGGAATGTTGCCCAGCAAGATATGGCCGGGGAAATGGATTATGTTTTCAAGGTCAGCCAGTCCACTGGGGCGGGATTTACGGACCTTATGACGGATATGCAGACCTACGGCGCACAACTCCAAGACATGGGTTATGGATTCGAGGAAAGCGCAACCCTGATCGGGCAGTTGGGTAAAGAGGGTGTAAACGTCACCGAGGTTTTAGGCGCCATGAAAAAATCTGTCACCACAATGGCAAAAGAGGGCGTATCCGCAACCGAGGGAATGGAAAAGTATTATGACGCGATCAAAAACGCAGGGACCGCCACAGAAGCAACCCAAATTGCCAGTGAAGTATTTGGATCCAGGGCGGCCTCTACAATGTCGGCGGCAATCCGCAGTGGATCCATGGCCGTGGACGACTTGACCGCCTCACTGCAAAACAACGGTGAAACCATTGCAGGAGCAGCATCTGACACATACGACTTTTCAGAAAAATGGGCTATCTTCAAGCACAAAATGGAAGTGGCAATAGAGCCAGCCGCAACAGCTGTTTTCAATGAACTGGGAAACGTGTTTGACCGGATTTCCCCACAAATTGAAAAAATGGCGCCACAAATTGCACAGGTGGCCGGAAATTTAGCGGTAGGAATAGAAAATACCGTGGAAAAGTCCATTAAGGCGGCAAAATGGATTGCAAAAAACAAGACTTTGATTCTTTCGCTGGCCGCTGGGGTGGGAACTGCCGTAGTTGCGTTTAAAACACTCACAGCAGCAAGCACAGCAGTAAGCGCGGTAAAAAATCTGTCCACGGTTTTCAAAAAGGCATCAGAGGGCGGCGGAGTGCTGGCAAAGGTTATGGGCCTGGGAGGCGTCAAAATGGCGCTGATTGCCGGCGCTATCGCTCTTGTGGCCGCTGGATTCATCTACCTGTGGAACAATAGCGAAAAATTCAGAAAAACCGTTATGGCCATCTGGGAAAAGCTGAAACCGCTGGGAACCAGTTTGGCCGCGCTTGCGGAAACAGCCTGGAATAATCTAGCCCCGGCCCTGGAGTTTGTCGGAACCGTTTTGGTAAACGGGCTAGGGAATGCTGTGCAAGTTTTGGCGCCGGTTATTCAAAATATTATTGGCATTTTTACAGGGCTAATTGATTTTATCACCGGTGTGTTTTCTGGAGACTGGGGAAAAGCCTGGCAGGGCATTTGCGATATTTTCAGCAACCTATTCGGGGGGCTTGTGAACATTGCGAAAATTCCAATTAACGCCGTTGTGGGAGCAATTAACGCCGTGATTGGGGCAATCAACAGCTGCGGAATCACGATCCCGGAATGGGTGCCAATTCTGGGCGGGAAAAAGTTCTCTATCAGTTTGCCGGAAATCCCCATGCTGGCCGCCGGCGGTATTGCGACGGCGCCCACCATGGCCATGATTGGCGAGGGCGGAGAACCGGAGACAGTCCTGCCGCTGTCCAAGCTGGCCGCGCTGCTGGATGGGTGGGCAAAGCCAAAGCCTACGGGCGGCGGCGGAAACGCGGCGGATCCCGACACGATCACGCTAACCCAAGTGTTCAATTTCTACGGCGCCACCACCAAAGAGGAGGCCCAGGAAGTTGGGCGGATCAGCTTTACAGAGTTCTGCCGCCTACACAAACAGATGGAAATGGAAAAACGCCGCAAGAGTTTCAGCCCAGCGTAAGGAGGATCACGACATGGCGAAAACCTACACCACAAAACAGGGGGACGCCTGGGACGCCATTGCATACCAGGTATATGGCGACTGCAAATATACCGGCTGGCTGATGCAGAACAATTTCCCGCTGCTGGACACTTTTGTGTTTGACGCCGGCGCGGTCCTCCAGACGCCGGACCCCACGGAGGACGACGACACCAACGACACGCCGATCTGGAGGACCGAGGCATGAGAACACGAAAAGCAGAGGCGGATCTGACCTGGAACGGTACAGCCGTCACCAGCAAAATGGTGGGAACCAAGATGGAGGTTACATACACGGACCCCGCCAGCGGAGAGGCCGACAGTCTGGATATTTCCATCCAGGACCGGGGACGCCAATGGACTACGGCCTGGGTTCCCACGACGGGCGACACACTGACCGCCTCCATCAAGGTCACCGACTGGGCGCGGCAGGGAGACAACCGGACCCTGCCCTGCGGCTTTTTCGTTCTGGATAATTTCGAGTTTCAGGGCTGGCCGGTGACGGGCACCATTTCCGGGGTTTCAGTGCCGGCAGACGGAAATTTCCGGGCCACCGAGCGGAGCAAAACCTGGGAGAATGCCACCATTCAGGAAATTGGCAAAGAGATTGCCAAGCGGGCCGGGGTCACCCTGGCCTGGGACGTGGAGGGTGAACCATTCACCATTAAGACCGTGGAGCAATCGCAGCAAACAGACTGTGATTTTTATGCAGATCTGTGCGACACCTACGGCCTGTCCGTGAAAGTGTACGCTCAAAAAATTGTGGTCTATGACCGCGAGAAGTACAAGAAAAAGGAACCTGTGGCCAAGATCTCCGAGGAGGACCTGCAAACCTGGAGTTGGACCAAGACCCTGGCCGGGACCTATACCGGCGGCGAATACACATACACAGATCCCTCCACCGAGGAAGAAATCAAGGTTACCGTGGGAGCGGGAACCAGGATCCTGAAACAGTCCGGCAAAGCCGACAGCAAAGCCGACGCGGAGCGGATAATTACCGCAGCCGTCAGCAAGGCCAACCACGGCGCCACTAAACTGACCGCCACCATCATGGGCAACGCGGCCCTGGTGGCATCCCAGTGTGTCACCGTGGTGGGCATTGGCAAACTGTCCGGCAAATATTTCATTGACACCATCACCCACCACGTCGGTGGATCCGGGTACACCATGGACCTGGAAATGTCGCTGGTGGAGGAAATGACCGAGGAGGTCATAAAGGACGCCACGCAACGGCTGGCGGCGGTGGGGGTCATGAGTAGCCCGGATTACTGGGTGACCCATTACAAGGACGTGGCCAACCTGGGCGGGTTAATTCTGAACATGGCCACGCGGATCAAGGTAAACCTGGGCGGCAGTAGCATCACCACCGTGGACGCCGCGCTGAAAGTCCTGGCCAACACCGGCGTGATCAATTCCCCGGACTACTGGGCCAAGAAATACACCGCCGTGGCCTGGCTGGACCGGCTGCTGATAAACGCCGCCAACGCACTGACAAAGGGATAAGGAGGACACCATGGCAAATGATACCCGGCTGGGGAAAATCTCCGCCGTTGACTACGCCACCGGCATGGTGCGCGTGGTATATCACGAAAAAGACGACGACGTGACCACCCTGATCCCGCTGCTATCCAATGAGTACCAAATGCCGCAGGTGGAGGATCAGGTGCTGGTCCTCCACCTGTCCAATGGTTCGGAGGCCGGGGTGGTCCTGGGGCGACCCTGGAGCGCCAAGAACAAACCGCCGGAGGGCGCGGCGGGACTATACCGCAAGGATCTGGCCCGCACACCTGGGGAGGCAATGATCCGCTACAAAGGCGGCACCCTGACATTTCAGGCGGGCAGCGTGGTGGTGAACGGGGATCTTTCCGTACTGGCAGCCTGACCGTCACCGGAGCCATTACGGCGGCCAGCGTGACCACCAGCGGCGACGTGGTGGCGGGCGGAAAATCCCTAATCAACCACACGCACACCGACAGCCTGGGCGGCGGAACGACGCCGCCGACGTAAGGAGGCCATAGCATGATCGGAACATTGGGAAACAAGATCGTTTTTGAAGTAAGCGACGACACCGTTATGACGTTTCAGAACATGACCCGCGAGGTAGCCGGGCGCTGGACCGTTCACGAGGTCATGGGGGTAAAGCCTAAACCGGAGTTTTTAGGCCCTGGCCTCCAGTCCATCACGCTGCCCATTACCCTGTCCGCCGCCCTGGGGGTCCGCCCCAGGAACGTGCTGCAAACCATTGAGAAAATGGTGGAGAGCGGCGCGGCGGAGTACCTGGTGATCGGCACCAGACCCGTGGGAAAAAACCCGTTCCGGCTGACCGGATCCAGCGAGACGTGGGACAAGGTTTACAGCCGGGGCGAACTGGCAAAGGCCACGGTGACCATCACCCTGGAGGAATACACATGAACGAAACCGCTTTATTTGACTTTCAGCTGGAATATACCTTTGCCGGCGATTGGCTGGCAGAACTTGACCGCCAGCTGTCCCTCCTCCTGTCCACCAGGGAGGGCACCATGCCACTGGATCGGGAGTTTGGCCTAAACATGGATTTTGTGGACAGGCCGCCGGAGATCGCCAAAAGCCTTTACACGGCGGAGGTCACCAAAAAGGTGGCCGCATTCATTTCCACCGTGCGCGTTCAGGAAGTAACCTGGAGCCGCGCAGAGGGCGGGCAATTAAAACCAAAGGTGGTGATCACAAGTGCCTGATATTTCCGCAGTACAGAACGCCCCGGATATTTCTTTCATTGACAACAAGACCATTGAGGACGTGCAAACCGAAATGGTGGCAGACTTCGAGGCGTTTATGACCGAGGCCAGCAGCGAAACAGTGAGCCTGGACCGGGCCAGCGTCCACCGGATGATCCTTTATTCGGCAGCGGCCCAAATTTACCAGGGTTTCCAATTCATTGACCGAGCGGGCAAGCAAAGCCTTTTGAAATATAGCTATTCGGATTTTTTGGACAACCTGGGGTTGCTGAAAGGCGTTACCAGAAACCCGGCGACGGCAGCCACCGCCACCCTGCGCTTTACCCTTTCAGCAACAAGAACGACGGCCACCGCCATCCCGCAGGGCACCAGGGTTTCATCCAGCGGATCCGTATATTTTGCCACCAACGAATACGCGGAGATCCCGGCGGGATCCACCACCGTGGACGTGTCGGCAGTATGCACAGAAACCGGAACCGACGCCAACGGCTTGCCGGCGGGTGACCTGACCACCATGGTGGATCCGGTGCCCTATGTGGCCAGCGTCACCAACACAACCGCCACCGAGGGCGGCGCAGAGATCGAAAGCGACGCCGACCTGGCGGAGCGGATCTATTTGGCACCGGGGGCCTACTCCACCGCAGGGCCGGAGGACGGCTATTTGTACCAAGCCAAGAAGTTCAACGCCTCTATTGGCGACGTGGTGGCCACCAGCAACCAGGCGGCGGGCCAGGTGGATATTGTTTTCATCATGGACGACGGCAGCACACCGGGCGCGGAAATGATTGCCGGGCTGAAAGCCTACCTTTCCGGCAAGACGATCCGCCCCATGACGGACCTGCTGACCGTGGCCGCGCCGGAGGAGATCACATACACCATCAACCTGGCGTATTACATCAACCGCAGCGACAGCGCCAGGGCCG